AAAAAGGAGCCCCGAAGAGCTCCTTTAAAGTACCTATCTTGCGTAGGTTTCTTGATATTACATCAAGTTAGTAACAGTAACTTTACGGTAGTAAACGTTAGTGCCAGAAGACAAGCTAGTGAATGGGTTTGCAACCATACCGTAACGAGTCTTGAAACCAATTTTTGGTTGGAATGTAGCTGGATCGATAGCACGTACTTTCTCTAGTGGAACGTATGGGCAATAGAACATACCAGCGTCAAAAGCAGAAGTGCCTTTGTAACCAACTAAGAAGAATTGGTCAGCAGCAGTAGTGCTGAAGTATGGATCAACATACACGCGATACTTACCGTTCAATACACCCGCGAAAGTAGATGAAGACTCATCAACATTCAAACCAGTTGAAAGAGCAGGAGTGTAATCTAACACGCCAGCCATTGCTAGTGCAGAAGCTACGTCAGAAGAAGTAACTAAGAAGTTACCTTTGCCACGACGAGTTTCTTTAGCGATCAAGTTAGCTTCACGTTCGATTTGGAACATTAGACCCTTGAACTTTTCAACAGACCAACGACCGTTAGCGTCGACGTCAAGGTTGAAAGTACCAGCAACTGCAGTACCGTTAACAGCACCTGCTTTAGCAGCAGAGTACATAGTACGAACAACTTCACGGTTGATTTCTTGGGAGATTTCAGTTGAAAGAATGTTGCTTAGTTCGCCTTCAGCGTCCAAGCCATGAACTGCTTTCAAGTCTTGAGCAAGTTCAACAGTGTACTCTGCACGTAGGGCACGTGTCTTAGCAACAACTGATGTACGCTCGATAGAGAAAGCCATTTCACCGAAGTCAACGTTTTCGCCTAGGTCTTCAGCAGAAGCCGTAGACAAACCAACACCAGCTGGGTGAGTACCTGTACCAGCGAAACCAGTGTTAGCTTCGTTGAACAACGCTTCAGTTCCAGCTTGGCTAGTATACTTGCTCTTCATAGCGAAGATCAAACCTGTTGGTTGTGTCATTGGTTGAACACCGCAGATATCATAAGCGATCATCTGTGGAGCTGCACGACGAACCAAGCTGATAAGAACTGGATCATAACCAGCCATATTAGCATTAGTACCTGCTTGACCTGAAGCAATACCGCCACCGCCTTGGTTAGCAATAGAGCTAACTTCGAACAATGCTTGTGCGCCTTCGGCCATTGCACGCTCTTGGTTTTCTAGAAGTTGAGCTGTAACTTCTTTGCGATATGAGTCGCCAATTTTTTGAACGCCTTCAGCTTCTAGAACTGGGGCCCATTTTTTTAGTAATTCTGGACGTGTTGCCATTTTATTTCCTTTGAGGTTAATTAAAATTATTTAAAAGCGCGAAGATAGCCTGCCATAATCGGATCGATCTTCTTCTCTTCAGTTAGTTCTTCAATAACTGGTTCGTCCGACACGATTGATTTTACAGATGCCGACTGTTTCTTAGCACCAAAGTATGACTCTTTGATAGTCTGAAGTTTAGCAGCAAATGATTCAGAATCATCGAAAACTAATTCTTCAGCCAATCCAGTAAACTTCTCAGCGTCAAGATCCGAAAGATCTTGAGCTGCTTCAGCGATTGAAGACTCACGAGTCATCGTATTTACAATACCATTAAGTTCAACGCTAATAGCTAGTTGCTCGTCAAGCTTAGACTTAAGAGTCTCAACTTCTTCTTGCATCTGGCCAAGCACGTCGAATTTTTCTTCTGGAACTTCAATATAATGTTGTTCGAATAGTCCCTTCATGCCGCTTACGAAGCTTTCTAGGATTTCATTTTTCATACCATTTTCAAGGGCGATTTCATTATCTGTCATCCACTGCTCAACTACATAGTTAAGGTATCCATCAACTTTTTCAACTAACCCTTCTTTGATTGTCTCAACTTGTTCTGCAAGTTGAAGTTCAAACTGTTCTTCGAGTTTAGACATTTCTGACTTAACACGAGTTACTACAGCAGCTTCGAAAATAGTAGCTGCTTTAGTTTTAAATTCTTCTGATAGCTCTTCGCCATCTACAAGAGCTGCGACGTCTTCAGAAACGTCTATGGTTAACTTGTCTTCAGAAATTACTTCTTCAGAAATTTCTTCTGAAACAACTTCATCAGTTGTTTGATCTTCTTGTAGCTCTTTACCTTCAGCTACAAGTTGCGCGATTTTTTGTTCAATTGACATTTTTAATCTCCTATCGATTGGATATACCAAATAAGTTTATATATTTATTACTTTAAAGAATTCAAGAATTTTTCAAAAGCTTGAGTAGAAACTGCTTGTAGTTTATTAGACTTAGTAGATTCAATTAGCTTTTTAGTTTCTTCTATCTGCTTTCCCACAAATTTACCATCAACATATACCCATTCGTGACCTTCCATAATACCTCTTACGAAAGCATCTGGGGCTGAAGGATCGGCGACAATATCAGCAGCTGTGGATAGAATGAAGTCGTCCTGTACAACCTGCACTCCATCGCGATTCGATTTTAAAGAACCCAACGCTCTACTAGACACGCCTAAATTAGCACCACCATCTAACAGACCCTTCGCGATCTGTCCCATTGGGGTGTTAAGAATCTTTGCTTTACCAATATAGTTAGTGCCTTCTTTTTTAAGGCCAACTATAAGATGAGAAACTCTATCTAAATTAATAGATGGTGTGTCTGGATGACCTAGTTCACCATATGCTCTATTGTTTTTAACTTGTTCTTGCATGTAACGAGCAACTTCTTTATCCATAACTGCTTCTGGATAAACACGGCCGTTACGGTTCTTTAATTCTGATTGAAGGAAGATACCCTCAATGAAATAATCTTTTTCTTTACCTAACTTGTTTTCAGTGATAAACTTAGTTTGTTCCACTGTTTCTCTAATAAGTTTCATAAATGCTCCTATTAGTATGGAAGAGCTGTATACTGCTGTGGATCTGCCAAGATGTATCCGCTCTCTTTTCTTAGAACTAAATAGACTGCCATTTCACCAGAAGTTGTTACAACGATGTTTTGATCTGACTGAATGTTTTCATTATACTCTGCATCAGTAAAATCTAATACGCTTGCAGCATTACCTTGTAATACCATAATCACAACAGAATTTCTAGTGATAGTGGCAATTGCATCTGCAGCGCCAGTCCATTTTACACTTTGAATAGAAACACGTTGAGTTGACCCTAAAGTCTCGTCTGCATGCTTACAGTCGACATTAAGACTGATAGTATCATTTGCGGCGTTGCCTGCAATTTTTACTGCAACCTTTTTATTTGTTTTCTTTAAGATATTTTTTGCCATGTTAACCCTTAAGAGTTCTTATTATTTCCATGAAATTGTCTTTAGACTCATTCATATGTTCTACTAACTTATATTTATCAAACTTCAGAGAGTTCAACTCATCTAATGTTGACTCATCAATAGCAACAATAGAACCATCACATAAAGTAAACTGTGACTTATTTGTAATAGATGCTAAATGCGACTTCATTTCAAGTATAACAGGATCTAAAGTAAATGCGTTAGAGGAAATCAATTCTTCATATGCTTCTAATAAAGTATTAGTAACTCTAGTACTGTGATGTTTTTCAATCAACTGCGCTAACTTATCTTTAATTACTATTGTGTTTTCGCCAATATGTTGTACGTTACCAATGTATGACTTAGCATACTCTACAGCATCTGTGTATGATACAGCGTTTTCTAGAATTAAATCATCATTAATTTTAACATTTAACGCTTCATCAATAGACACGTCAAACCCTCTAAAAGAAAACTCTCTTAGATTAGAAAAATCGATTTTATTCTTAAACCTGTTATAACCTATCATTCTACTTCTTCTGAACTTGTTTCTTCTTCAGTTTCTTCCGGATTAAACATACTTGTTGCAACATATGTTTTCAAGTCGTCAAGATTTGCTGAAACTTTTTGTGTCATTACAGTATCAAATGCTGTTTCAATAGCAAGAGAATCTCCTGCAACTAGCGCATCAACTAATTCACGTGTACTCATTTTTCATCACCTTTATTTTTCATTTGTTCAATTTCAGCTTGAGCCTGACCTTTAGTTTTCATGTCATTAACTTCAGACTCTAATTCATTTTGATTATGATCTTCATTCTCAGCATTGATTTCTTCAATCTCTTCATCATTGAGTCTAAGAATATTTTTCTTGACATATGAAGGAGAGTAGTACTTACCAACGAATGGATCGATAGTAGCTAGAATGTTCAGACGACCTTGGAGAATTTCGTTATCTTTGATTTCCGAGAAGTGATTATCTCGCATGAAGTCAAATCTAATGTCTTGAACAATAGCATCCCAATCATCTGGATTGATAACACCCTTAGCAATAAGTTGTACTCGTAGCGCTTCTGAAAATAAGCTTGAAAACTTATTACGAATGCGCGATACAAATTTAGTAAACTTTACTTCATCACGAGTAATTTCGGATGATCTGCCAATGTTAAATCCGCCATCGCCTTTTAGACGAGACATAGGAACATTCAATGCCTGATATAATTTATTCTGGAAGAACTCAATGTCTTCAATCTGACCTAATGTTTGTCCGCCTGGCAGTGTGGTGATTTCTGTACCTTTACCACCTTCACGACGCGGCATCCAGAAATCTTCCATCATTGATAGATGTTTACGGTCATCTCGTACTTCACCAGTTGTAGCATCATAAACAATTTTGTTTTTAAACTTATTCATTAAGTCATTAACATATTGCTCTGCTTTCATCTTTGGAAGGTTACCAACGTCTACATAGAAAATACGACGTTCTGGTGCACGACTGATACGATAGATTACAAGAGCATCTTCCATCATCTTTAATTGGTTAACGAGCTTAATAGACTTATGCAAATAAGATAAACTCATACCGGTGTTACTATCAGTAACACCCGATGGAACGTGTACAACTGAATCTATTGGAAGTTTAACTCCCTTAACGTTAGCTTCAGTAATACCTTTATCGTTATAGATATAGTACTCTTCAACCGAAGTAACAATTTCTACGCCTTGTTGATTGCGTTCTCTCTTAACATTCTTAATTTTACGAATTTTACGAGGATCAACTTGTCGCAATTCTACAATACCATCTTTG